GTGTGCCCTTTCCTGGATCAATAGCGGTGGCCAGGTTATCTTTGTACTTTTGCTGTAATGCTTGCCATGCAGGATCGTTCTTTCGTTTCATTCTGCGATATGCTCCGATTGTTTTCGGTGCTTCATCACCCATCATGGATTTCATCATGGTGTATTCCTTTAATTCCTGGCGTGCTTTCTTTCTGATGTCCTGTTCGGCCTTGTATAGATTCTTCTGCGCTTCTGTTCGCGGATCATTGTCTGGATGGAACGCCTGCCACTTCTTTTTCTCCGCTGTTATATCCGCTTTGCTGTGCCCTTCCATGACAAATGGCCGTATAACATGCTGACAGTTCGGATGATATGGTGGCAAAGGAACATCGGCACTGATGTCATCTGGATCAATCGATCCCACCGGGAAACCTTTTGCATTCTTTTTGTCCAGTGCCACGACTAGCCCTTGATACCTTGCACACTTGGCACATGTCGGATGATGTTCACTGATCACAACGTGATACACACCAGATTCCTTATATCTTTCAGTTGCCCCTGTATTGTGGGCCACACGCATTTTTGTCCTGGTGACTGTTGATGCATAGAAATCAAGCGGTAGTTTCTTTCCATCTTTCGTAATAAAAGAGGATAGGCCGTTCTTTGCGAATGTCGCCTGCACTGACTGGGCCACCACTTTCGATCCATCGCCTTTGATCATGCCCTTTGCTATGTCGGTCTTTACCGCTTGCAATATCTGATCAATGTTTTCTATAGCCAGTGTCATGGCCGTTCTGAATGATGCGTTCATGTCGATCATTGCATCAGCGGTTATGCTTGCCACGCCTGCCAGGTGAACTTGTTTATTAATCCCACCGATTGTCGTGCCTTCTGCATCTGTCTGCAAAAAGGATTCAGCGGTTTGCATTCCGTCATAGTAAGCCTGCCCTAGTATTGCACCCATTACACCTGTTATGTCTGCGCCTAGTTGGGCCAGTCTTTGTCCTATTGCTTGGATCAGTGCCATTCTGCCTTCGTCTTGCAATAAATTACCGACACCACCTGCCTGGGCTATGATGTCGGCTACTGCTTGACGACACATCTGGATGATCTGTTCATGATTCTGATCTGCCATTCGTGTCATCCCCCTATTAAAATACTTTCGTGATCACAATTGTGATGATCCCTGCACTGATCATAAAGCCAGATAAAACGGTGTTGATTGATTCACGCTTGATGCTCTTTTCCTGCACTTCGTTCGCGATCTCCACCTTTTCTTTGATGCTTTTGATTTCGTTCTTGTACATCATCACTGTGTTACACCTCCACTTTGTCCAGTTTGTCCACCCACTTGATCACCTTGTCCAGTTTGTCCATTGTCGCCACCTGTTGCCGTGCCGTTCGGGTTCTGGTTGTCTAAAAGGTTGCTTAGTGTATTTCTTCCCTGGATAATGGCGGTTGAATCTGTTGATGCTTGTGACTCTTCGATCTGATCGATTTCGTCATCCACCCATTCTTCTGATGCAGTTGGGTTCTGATTCTCCACTGTTGTTCGTAATGACTGCGTGCCATTCTTGAATGCTGTTGATTCTTGATCGATCAATTCTTTACGGCTGATCGGCAACATATCAAGTAATTGAACTTTTGGTTCTTCCACGATCACATTCGGATCATCCTGGTTTTCAATCCACAAACAGTTTTCGAATAATTCCTGGATAAAATGCACATACTCTTTACTGAGTGATTCAGCTTTGATGATGCTGTTTAATAGATCGTAGAACTTGGCCACACCACTTTGTGCAGATGTTCCACCGTCTTGATAAAAGTCGAACGCTTTTTCAGATGTCATGGTTTCCATCAACATTATTTTCATAATGTCCTTAACCCATGTAATGTCACCGATTTTTGTCACATCGATCTGGATCACTTCCATCGCTTTTCCGTTTTGGTCGAATGTTACAATTTCCAGATCACGATGATCAATGTTTTTAGCCTGGCCGTTCTTATCCATGCCATATCGTTCAATGGCCTTCTGTTCAAGTGCATGGAATATTTCCTTTGAAACTGCGATTCGTGGTTTGCCGTTCCGCTCATACACAATCGAATTCATTGTTAAACGCCAGTTGACTTCATCCTGCTTTGATTCTTGGCCATGTAAAGCGGATTTACCCAGACGGTGTGTGAATGTCTTATTATTAGGCCAGTACACCACAAACGGTTTGTCACGGCCTGGAAACTCTCGTCTGATTTCATCCATGCCCAGGATTTCCATGATCGTGGCATCATCTTCGATCTGATCAAGCTGACCGCCTTCATCCATGCTGTAAAGGAAATGTTCAGTGTATAGTGTATTATCTTCTACACGCTCACGATAAACATGCAGATATGTTTCATCTGATTCCCCATCAAAATCATCATCATTTTCGATCACTAGTTCATACACCAGATCACATCCCTGGCCATCATCGTGCGGAAAATACACATCACGTGACTTGAAATCAAGTCTGATCCCATTTTCACCGTCAAACGGTACACCAACGATCCCACCGTCTATTTGATGCTGTGTGAGGTTCACGCGGTGTTCTAGCATTAAATTTGACCGCTTTGCAATGCCTTTGATGATCTCTTTCTGCTTTTCAAACGGATCAGTGAATTCGTCCGGGTTTTCTGGTTGATCCGTCACATCAATGTTCACTGGATTGTCAATGTTTTCCGTTGCAGTGAAATCCTCCGCTTTTGTGGATGTTGTCACCTGGCCCATTGCTCTTGAAACAAGCATGGCAGGAATATCAACGATCATTTTCGAGACGTTTGCCACGATGTATGGTGTCTTGATGTTCTTTGCTCTTTGTTCCCCTTCTGTGATCAGTTCATATATTTCCCCATTGTCCACTAAATCTTTTGCACGTGGGAATAAATCCACATGTTCCCCATCATATAATTTTCTGTATGTCTTGATCTTGCCGTGTTGCTTTCTGATGACTGCATCTGTCCACTTTGTCCACTTGATTGTCATTTATTCCGCTCCTCTCTCAATCTCTAAATATCCCATATGCTCGTAAAGCAAAAACCTGGGCGATTATGCGCCAGGCTTATTCGTGATATACCACGGTGATTGATTTCTGCATCTTTTCTATGATCTTATATGCTTCTTCTACCGTGTACACAATGTCCACTAGTGTTCGGACTGTGTTGGTTTCTGTCAATTCGATTTCTAGGATGACATGAAATTCACTGTCGAATGAACTGATGATGGCTTTTAACATGGTTTGCCCCTTCCTGCTGATCTTTTATGACCCCCTTTGTTTTATCGCCCCCTCTCATGATCGATTAATGCCTGCAAGTAATATAGGCCCTTCTCTAAATCCTGCACACCGTTTTTCTTTTCGAATCGTAACGTGTATTTGATCACATTGCCGATATAGAAACCACGGATCACTTCTGGGCCGAACTTCATCTTTAATAATTCCAGGACATCAATGCCACCGTCATGATAATGGCTAGGCTTGTTTATTATGTCCTCTGTTGGTTCTGGGCATCCTTCTTCGTCCAGGCCTTCTTTCAGATCATCATAATTTCGCGGTGGCCCCATGTATGTCTCATTCATTTCCGCTTGCTCTTGCTCTGAATAGATGCACGTTTCTTCTGGATCGACACACGGTTCTGGTCGATAGCCATCTGCATACATAGGGATGTAACCATTCTCTTTTGCTTTCATGTAATCGTGGCGAACCTCACTATATGACAGGCCCTTGTCTTTTGCGATCTTCTCAATGTGGTAAACTTCTTCATCCATTAGTTGATCATTCATCAGATCATGGTTGATCATATTTCTTTCATATCGTTCCCTGCTTTCAATCGCTTCTCTTTCCATCTGTCTTGCAATAGGATCACCAGTGATTGAATGATGCTTTTTCTTTTCTGCTAGGTAGTCGCTCTTTACTTCAAAATAGCTTCTTCCTTCTTCCTGTGCGATCTTTCGTAACGTGCGCCATTCTTCACGACTGACTGATTCATCCCATACACCAGAACGTCTGTATGCATTTTCTAGTTCGCTTTCTTTCGCTTGCCCTTCCAGGCTCGATGTCGGTTCATCTGTCATGTAATGTCCACTATGTCCACTTCCATCACATAACGTGCAAGGTATAGCCATTTTGAAATCTTCTGTTTTCTCTTTGATGATCTCGCCTGTTCCATTACATTTTCCACATGAAATCATTACTTTTCTCATTTTTATCCCCCATTGTTCGGTTTTTGTTGTTACTCGTATAGTGCTGCAAATTCATTTTGATAGTAAAACACGAACTATCCTAAAAATGGA